GAGTGATACCTGTCAATTTAACAAGCGGCGTATGAGAAGGCATTGCCATCAATTCTTGAGACTTCGCCCATAGGTCAACAAGTCCGGTCATTGGTGTATTGATCTGAACTAAATCTTCGCCCTCCATGTCCATGAGCAACATATTCAAGTTGTCACGGAATTGGCCCATCATTTGAGCGCGCATTAATAACTGACTTGCACCTTCTTCACCACCTTGAAGGATTGTTTCCATATTGGTCTTGAGGGCAGTCAAGCTGAACTTAGAAATAAGATCACTGATTGAATCGGTGTCACGTTGGAATCGCTCTACATACGGCTTCATGATTTGCAGCCATGAGATGCCACCGAAGTTGTATGCAGGCTTTAATAGGTCAGGTACAGGTCGGGTCACAAGTGTTAATAACCGATCTTGGTGAATATTCACACCCTGGACAAACCAGTTATTCACTTTGTAGAAGTCAAACTCAAGAGGATTGGACGCATTGAACGCAGCAGGCGAACTATGGATCGGCTCAATTAAAACAAATCCCTCTAAGCTGCCTTTTGGCACATTGTCATAAACCAGTGGCAAATCTGTCTTATCGTCCTGCCCTTTAATTTTAATGAATAGATGCGACATACCGAAAAGCCCTTCGTTCTCGATATGTTTACGCATGATATTTCGCACATCAAGGCGTTCAAATTCTTCCGTGATTTGCTGAATCTTGTCTGCGCTATCCTCTGCACCATCGCCTTTCATGACAATGCTGCCCCATTCGCGTGTCATCTCTAAGGCATTGGTTTCGGGTACGTTGCGATAATCACCACTTTGCGCCATTAGGGTTAATGTTGGATAACCGATAAACCCTGCATAAAACATTGGGTCGGCATTTGCATAGGATGAGATGCCATTGCATGAGTCCATAGCAACGGGTGCAACTTTAACGCCTTGTGGCAATACGCCTGCAATCGGTTGGTGAGCCGTATATTGCTTAGGTAGGCTTTGCTTTTGTGTACGTTGAATCAAACTATGCTGTGCTTCTAAAATACGCGTTTGTTGCTCAAGGGCTTCGACTTCACGTTGTCGCAAGGTTTTCTTTTTGGTCATCTAAAATAATCCTTTGAGGGCATCGGGTCTGATGTTTAAACCTTTCTTGCGTTTCATAATTTTCTCTAATGCGTATCTTAACGCATCAATGTAGTGGTTGTCTTTATCAACTACAATAGGTAGGACTTCATCGGTGAGTCGATCTTTCTTATAGCTGTATTCCCTGAACTCATAAGCGGTCTGCTTACAACGAGTATGGATAATCACTTTTTTGAAAGATTTAATAAACTCAATACCATCCTCTACCGAACCTTTGCCTTTCTCGACCGCCTTGATTCTGATTAATCCTTTGCCTTTCAAGTGACTAATAGACTCAGGTCGCGCATTATCTGCATAAGATGGATACTTGCGAATATCAGGTATTCTTTTCTCAAGGTACGGAACTGTGTCGTCAAGCTCTAAGCCAACTCGACCCGCTTCATGGTCAATCCACACACAATCATCATGAATCCATACTCTTAAACATGCGGTTGGGTCTTGTGCAAAACCAAAGTCAATACCGATATATGGACCATCCCATTTTTGAGGATCAGCTTCAAAATCTTTGATTTCGTATTTATCTTTAAAGATTTGCGCGTCTGAATGCTCAAGATATGCACCTTCCCATATCCAGCGATAAGTAGCATCGTCAAGGTTCGACCTGTCTTTGCGTCTTTCAAGCTCTAACACTTGAGGGAACCACGGATTATCAATGTAGTTCATCTCGACACACATACCGATCATCTCGCCAGTATCAGGGTCGAGTATCTCAGGGTTTCCGAATTGCTCTGCTGTTGGGCTATTCCGCTTCTCAGGATTCCATGTAATCCATATTTCAGATATAAATCTTTCACCCGTTGGAAGTATTATTTCTTCGCGGACAGTCGGCAGTAGCTTTCGATAAGCCATAACAGATACAGACTCAGCCTCGTCTATCCAAGCGAGCAAAATACGCGCCTTAGACTTAATGCTGTCTAAGTTGTGACGCAAGCCACAAAATGAATAATCAACAAGTCTGTTTTTGCTTCGAATGTAATTTTCACCCATTTCATAGTAATCATTAAGAAATGGCACAGCTCGAATCGCTTGTTTGATTTCTTCCATGGACGAATCAGACAAGGAGTTCATAAATTCACGCGCACATAGCAAAGTACCACTCACACCCATCTCAGCAAACATATAGCCTTTGATTGCAGTCATAAGGGCAAAGGTTCGCGTCTTGCCTGAGCCGCGTCCGCCTTTTGAGCAACGATAGCGCAAGTTAGGCTTACTGAAAAGCGGTATCAGTTTTGGCGGTAATTCAATTGCTACTTGTGACATCTGGAGCTACCAGTTGAATGATGGATGGTTTATTTAATGAATCACCATTGCTTGTAATATCAATAAGTTGCTTATCGAGTCCAAGCAATTTAGCTTTACCCATAGTCGCAGATACCATAGCGGATGCACTCTCAGTGTCAGCGCCCATCTGTCTAGCTTCTTCAAGCTCTTTAATTAAATCATCTACTGTCATGTTGTGCCTCTCTCTGTGGTCAGCTTCTAGCTCCTGAATCCTTACCGTTACCTTATCTGTTTTCTTTAGCTCACACGCTTTAACATGGATCGTGTTTATAGACATGCTGTCAGTGTCATAGCTTTGCCTATATGCTTCACTTGCATTACCTGTTTCAATGAAAACTTGGCAGAATTTCTCCTGTTTTCTATCTTTTAACTCACTCACTATTATCCACCAATGAATCAATCATGTATAACACTTTATCAGGTATATGGCTAAAACACTCATATCTTGATCCTGCAAATACTATCTCTGGCTTATGTCTACATTTTGATAAAAGTGACTTGATTTTAATCTCTAGGTCAAATACATCGCTTGCATTCGCTTTGATGTTTTTAACAACTTCATACTCATAAGGCATTACTGATTTTGAGTATCTCTGTCTAATGTCTTGAACTGTTATGCCTGCTTTGTAGAAAACGGTTCCGTTATTTTCTTTAATCTTTAATATGTAGAAATTAGATAAACCATTATGATTTCTATTGCACTTCTCAATGTATTGAGATTTTCTGTAATTACTGCCACTTCCACAGGCTCTACACCCGCTCCCTCCTATATGGTCGTGCAGTCTCTGTTTGAATACGCCATGCTTATGACATCTTATTTTTATAAAATCGAATATCCCTATATTTTCAGTATTAAAGTATTCGTATTTGTCTCCGTGTGTTCTTTTTATTTCTTCCAAGCGATCACACCACGGTTTAAACATTCCAATATTTGATCTTTCTGAGCACTTATAACAACCTAAGCCAAGAAGATGATTAGATGCTCTTTGCTCAAAAATTCCGTGAACAGGGCATCTAATTTTAATTTTATCTTTAGATCGAATGTAGTTTACTTCTGAATAGTCGTATTTATTATTGTGAATTGTGCTTGATCTACTAGTAAATTCTTCTGTGGTTAATCTTCTCGACATATCTACACCTCTGCAAATAACCTGAATTAATGATAAGTGAAGCAAGAAATCAGGTTAATTTCCTTTCGAGTTGCATGCTCTAGCTTCAAGTGAATTTTACCATATCTCCTTGTAGATTTCTCTTAAATCTAATGCGTTGTATACGAGTATTTTACTATATATCTGATAGTAATTGTATTAATAGATTACTGTATATTTTTTATACGATTTATATATAAAACACCTAAAATTACCCTAAATTATGCTGTATTTCTTATACCATTAAATGCACTTGTATATAGAGATACTATGCTAACTGGTATTATTTACCAATTTTAATAACAATTCGCATTAACTTAAAAGTATATGATACAATCTTTAAAACAGAGAGGAATTACCCATGATCAAATTATCAAAAGAAACCATCTCACTATTCACTGATAATGAAATTCAGGCTCAGTACATCCAAAGCAGAATGATTGAATTAAAAAGCATGATCAGAAAAACATGCAAGCGCACAGGTTTAACCATCGCTCAAGTGAGTGAGATTGTATCATGGAAGAAAAGCAAAACTTATCTCACCCACCTGACAAGTTACAAACGCTTTAGAGAAAAAGGCGATTTGCATTTATCTGATTTAGATAATCTTGCTAAAAAAATGGTTGCAATACCAACTAAACAATAATAGTATTGTATTATTGAAGAGGAGACAACCATGCCAACTAAAGACTTTGTAATATCTTGCCTTGTGTACGCCGCTTTTGGATTATCTATAGGGGTATTAATCGGATGGTGTATTTAGCAATAGCTGTAATTTGCGCTGTAATCGCGCTAGAGGTGGGTTTAATGGTAAAGCAGTACAACTACATACAACGCAAAGAAATTGACCAAATACGAGCAATGAGGGGGTTTTGATGAAAACACAGCAAGAAGTTGAATTAATGAAAACAAACATTCAGAGAAAAATAGAAGCGCAGCAAGTTATTTGCAGTGGTTTTAAATTTGGAACTGATGATTGGGTGCATGCAGACCGTGAATACGCAAAACTAGTCGCTCAATGGAATATATTATTGGAGGTTTTGAAATGACCCACATCCACCTAAGCGCAGTCATCGTAGTGGCATTAATGATTGCCCTGCCGACTGGCTGCATTTACAACAACGCTGAACGTCAAGCCAAAGACATTAAAGCCTGCGAGTCAGTAGGCGCAAGATGGCAGTATTCAAGTTTAACCAAGCAAGTGAATTGTGTGCCGAATAGGAAGTATGGGTATGAATAAATTAGAACCGACCGAAGTCATCCGCAGTGAAATGGGGACTTGGACGCACCCTGTATACATTGATCGCGTATGTGAAATGTTTGGTGATAAAGAACACATAACCAAAGATGAGTGGGATAACTTCAGAAAAGAATTAAATATAGATACTGTCACTTTTTGGATGGAAAGCAGCGTTAATTCTGATGATTGGGAAACCATGATGGATGACTGTGATATCACAAAATGGGAACCAATTGCACCAAATGGTTTTTCTTAATTGATATCAATTTTAGTGAAGATGATGCCTATGCAATTTTCGCTCGAAACAAGCACAATAGTGAGCTGACCTAATGAACCAAATTAAACAAAAAATCGAAGAAATCGGATTAAGCCAACGTGAAATTTCAGTGCGCTTGGGTAAAAATGCTTCCTACTTGGCAGGGGTGTTTCGCTCAGGTTTAAGCACAGCAAAGCAAGCGGAGTTGCTTAAAGATTTAGAAGTGGTTGGAAAGGGTGGATATTTTCAAAGTGAAGGGGATATTATTGCTCAACTAGACCGAACTATAGCGAAATTGCAAGCCGCTAACTCAGAATTACGAAACGAGTCTGATAAGTATTTTAATGAAACACAAGTATTAGATACTGAGCTTTGTCGAGTAAATAAAGAAAATAACATGCTATGTGGAGATTTACAAAAGTTAAAGCGCAATACAGCAAACCTACTTGATAAAAACCGCGCAGAGTTAAGCGTTAAGCAGAATCAACTAACCGAAACGCAAAAATACTTACTTGAAGCAAACCAAGAAGTTGAGCAAATCGAAAGCAAATACAGATTTGTCCTGATTTTTAATTACGTACTGTCACTGGTTATTTTGGGGATTACTATCGCATGGGTGTTAGCATGATTTTAAAAGAAAATGATTTACCCGATGATATTATTCAAAGTTTAGGAGAGGTTTCATGAGTTGGATTAAGTGTAGCGATCAGATGCCAGCCGATCATCAGAGCGTAATAGTTTTTGCTGATAGTTGTTTTGTCATTTCGGCTCAATATAGGTGTGGTATTTTTTATGATATTGTTAAAGACGATAATGGTGATTTTTTTGAAACAGTGAGTCGAGACGTAACCCACTGGCAACCACTACCCGAACCTCCTGAAAATTAAGATATACTAACCTCCATAATTGGAGGTTTTTTAATGAATAGAAAAGTCATACGAGTCACAATCCGAATAAACGGTCAAGAACAGATTTGCACAAGCGAGAATGAATACAATCAATTGCAGTCCACTGGCTTGCGTGTCCTGTGCAATATCATCAACGGCAATGGTGCTGTATCCCCTACCGCAAATATCAAGCTGTATGGGCTTGCTTTGAATACAATGCTCAAGCTCATGCGTATTCAATGGAACACGTTAAGCGCAGTCCTAAACACTGTTT